GTATGGATTACCTCTGGGTATGCTAGTCAGTCAGCCATCGATAAAAGTAAGAACAGCAGACTTCTGATTGATCTATACCGTAATAAGGGACAAGTCGAATAATGAAAAAGCATTTGATACCTGTGAACGAGAGACAGGAACCAATTGAATTTGCTGATCAACAATTAAAGATTTTCTGGTCATGGAAAGAGCCCAAGGTAGAGAAAGATATTCAGGATATTCTAGTAAACTTTACAGAATCCGAGAAGCATGCTGTGATCACTACCTTGAAGCTTTTCTCATTATACGAAACTCATGCTGGCGATGAATTCTGGCTAGGAAGATATCGTAAGATTTTTGATGGGGCAGAGTTTCATCGAATGGCTGCAGTATTTGGTATGTTTGAACTTGCTGTCCACGCTCCATTCTACAACCGAATC